TTTTTATTAAATAAATGTATGGATGAGTATAAGAAGATATACGAGGTGTATAAACTGGTAAATGAAGCAAGCTTTTCATATGGTTACGGTAATGAAATGCAGCCTAAAACACAGACAAAATTTAGGAAAGCTAAACCAGCTAATCGTTTAAGTACAGCTCCTACTACTGCATCCTTACCAACTGGTGGTGAAAAGATTGATCAACCAGGAGCCTTAGCTCCTATGAGTGGTTTTGGGGAAAATAATGAAGAGGAGATTGAAATTAAAGGGTTTGGTAAAATGCCAAAAAAAGAAATAAAAAAACTTTACAATAAAGTAAAATCAGAAATACAACCTAAAGTTGAATTATTGCAGGTACTTGCAAAGCATTTGAAGTAATGAGAGAGCAACCTTACTATTTTGAAATACAAGATATGCTTACGCAGTTTGTTGCTGCGTTTGATAATGTTGTTATCAATAGGTATAATGTTAACAAAAAGGTTGAAGATAAAATTAGTGTTCGGTATTTATATTCACCTAAACAAAGAGTTTTATATGATATTATAAACCCAGCACAAAACATAACGTTACCTGTTATTGCCGTTACAATTTCTAGCGTTGCACGAGATAATACAAGAGTGTTTAATAAGTTGGATGGGTTCTATTATAGCAATGGAAGCAATAGTTCATCAGCTATAGTACGTTCTCCAGTACCAGTCAACATTACAGTTAACATGTCTGTTATTACTAGGTTTCAAAAAGACATGGATCAAATTTTAAGCAATTTTGTCCCTTATAATAATCCATATGTAATTATAAGTTGGAAAATGCCTGTTGAGTTTGGTTTACCGGTTGAACAGGAATTAAGATCAGAAGTTTTATGGGACGGGACAATTAATTTAGAATACCCAGTAGATTTAAACGGTACTCAGAAGCCAAGAGTAACAGCTGATACCACGTTTACTATTAAAGGTTGGCTATTCAAGGAAAACAATAATTTAGCAGTAAATAATATATATTACGTCAATGACAATTTTTACCTTGATGATCCAATTACCACATACGAGGAAATGTCACAACAGACATATACTTACCCAGCTTCATCTGGACTATACTCACAAATGGAAATGCAGGTAGTTTCAGCAGCTCCATATATAACCAATTTGTACTTTAACGGGTCTTTAGTTGATCAAAACGTTACATTACAGGCGGGGGTTACAGGTAATGTTATACTTTACGGGTACGGGTTTAATAACATAGATGGTATAATGTTATCATCATTTAATAATACTATTTTTACAAGCGTAACATCTTATAATATAAATAGCCCAGTTCAAACACCTCCTATAACAGGGGTTTTAGTAACAGATTACACAGTAATAGATGATAGTTTTATTACGTTTAATTTACCACCTTTATTTCCATATTTTAGAAATCCATACGCGTTAGTCGTGGTTGTACCATTTAATCAAGCTGGTTACGATACATCAGCTTTAACATACGAAAGGAACATACCATAATGGGAATATTTACTTATTTTGCTTTTGGTGGTGATGCTCCTTCGCCTTCAGTTACACCTTCCGTATCATTTGGTTCTTCTTTAACACCAACACCTTCAATTACACCATCAACTACCCCGTCTTTTACACCAACACCATCCATTACAGTTTCTTTAACGCCGACAGTTTCTTTAACTCCTACAAACACACCATCAGCAACACCAACATTAACACCTACAGTTTCAATAACATCGTCAGTAACACCAACAACAACACCTTCAATTTCCCCCACAGTATCAATTACACCAACAGAAAGTATAACACCTACAGTAACTTCATCTGTAACACCTACTAATAGCGTAACTCCAACGGTAACGTCTTCTGTTACTCCTTCAATTACTCCTACAAACAGCGTCACGCCATCAGTTACACCTACAAATAGCGTAACACCTACAGTAACGTCGTCAGTTACACCTACCAACAGTATCACACCCACTATAACGTCTTCAACAACGCCTTCAGTTACCCCATCAATTACACCTACAGCTTCAATAACACCTACACATAGCGTCACACCATCATCAACGCCTTCTATAACACCTACAAATAGTATTACACCAACTATAACATCTTCAGTTACACCATCCATAACTCCATCAATTTCAAACACCCCGTCTTTATCACCCACAAATAGTATAACACCAACGGTAACATCTTCAGTTACCCCTTCGATCACCCCATCAATAACATCTACAGTATCAAACACACCAACAGTTACACCATCTATTTCAGTTCAATTATCTGTAACCCCTTCTGCTACGCCAACGCATACAGTTGCTCCTTCTGCTAGCCCAACATCTACAGCAAGCGTAACCCCTACAGCAACTCCATCTGCCACTCCAACAAGTAGCATAACACCAACAGTTACATCATCCGTAACACCATCAGTAACATCTTCAGTTTCAGCTACACCTTCTGCAACTCCAACAGCTAGTGTTTCGCCTACAGTAACGCCTTCCATAACACCAACTAACAGCGTAACCCCGACAGTAACATCTTCAGTAACTCCTTCAGTTACACCTTCAATTACACCTACTAGTAGTATAACACCAACTAACAGTATTACACCATCAACAACGCCTTCTATTACACCTACGAATAGCGTAACGCCATCTATAACACCTTCAATCACACCATCAACAACACCTTCTTTTTCACCTTCAGTAAGCGTTACCCCTACAAATAGCGTAACAGCAACAGTAACGCCTTCAGTTACACCAACAAATAGTATTACACCAACAGTAACGCCATCTTTAACACCTTCAAATACAGCCACACCATCTTTAACACCGACCAACAGTGTCACCGTTTCAGTAACGCCTTCCATTACACCAACTTCAAGCGTAACCCCTTCCATCACACCTTCTGTGGTACCAACAGTATCAAATACAGCATCAGTAACACCTTCAATAACACCATCATTAACTCCAACAAACAGCATCACACCAACCACCACACCGACGAATAGCATAACTCCAACAAACAGCATAACCCCCACAGTTACGTCTTCTGTTACCCCATCAAATACACCAACACAATCTATTACACCAACTGCAAGCATCACACCTTCAGTAACACCTTCAATATCACCATCTAACGCACCTTCATTTTCACCCACAGTAAGTGTCACACCCACAAACAGTATTACTCCAACTGTAACGTCTTCTGTAACACCTTCAGTTACTCCTTCCATTTCAAATACACCATCAGTAACACCAACTAATAGTATCACTCCATCAATAACACCGTCCGTAACACCAACTAATAGTATAACACCAACGGTAACTTCATCAGTTACACCTTCTATAACACCTTCTTTAACACCTACTAATAGTATAACACCTACTAACAGCGTAACACCAACAATAACATCATCTGTAACACCTACCAACAGCGTAACACCAACAATAACATCATCCGTTACACCTTCCGTTACTCCATCTTTAACGCCTACAAATAGCGTAACGCCTACCAATAGTATTACCCCATCGGTGACACCTTCATTAACACCAACTAATAGTATAACACCAACAGTCACATCATCAATTACACCATCAGTAACTCCATCATTAACACCAACAAGTAGCGTTACTCCAACTGCTAGCGTCACCCCAACAGTTACACCATCTTTAACACCAACTAACAGCGTAACACCAACAGTTACATCATCTATAACACCAACAGTATCACCCACCAATAGTGTAACTCCGACAGCTAGTATTACACCTACAGTTACCCCTTCTTTAACACCTACAAATAGCGTAACGCCTTCTATAACACCATCAATTACGCCTTCCATAACACCATCAATTACTTCAACACCTTCAGTTACCCCAACTGAAAGTATTACACCGACAGTTACATCATCTATTACACCATCTGTAACACCTTCAATTACTTCAACACCTTCAGTTACACCAACGCAGTCAATTACACCAACGGTTAGCCCTTCAGTTACTCCCACTAATAGTATAACCCCAACAGTTAGCCCATCAGTATCACCTTCAATTACACCATCGGTAACACCAACACAATCAGTTACTCCAACAGCGTCAGTTACCCCTACAGCGTCAGTTACCCCCACAGCTTCGGTAACACCAACATCTTCAGTATCTGTAACCCCATCATTAACACCTTCAGTATCGGTGACAGCTACGGTATCAGTAACACCATCTTTAACCCCATCACCTTCTACTTCACCAGCAGTGGTAAACGCACAATATTTGATAGTGGGTGGTGGTGGACCTGGTGGTTCATTTACAACAGATAGAACAACGGGTGGTGGTGGTAGTGGTGGCGTCTTAACGGGCTCTATAACTATTTTAGAAACTTATACCTATATGGTGACCGTTGGTCTTGGTGGTTTATCAGGATCGTCTCCAACTAATGGCGGTAATAGTTCATTTTATACATTAACAGCCTATGGTGGTGGTATAGGTGCAACCGCTACTGGTGGATCACCGGTCACATATATTCCCGCAACTAACGGTGGTTCAGGTGGTGGTGCAACGCATAATACAAGTACAAACCCGCCAGGTGCTGGTACAGCTGGTCAAGGATTATCCGGCGGGTTTGGTTATGATGGTGCTTCCCCTGGGCCTTATACCGGTGGTGGTGGTGGCGGTGCCGGTACAGTAGGCTCTAATGGTACTGCAAGCAGCGGTGGTAATGGTGGTAATGGTATACAATCTAGCATTACCGGTACAGCTACATATTACGGCGGTGGTGGTGGTGGCTCCACGCAATATAGATCAACAAGTATACCTGCAGGTAGCGGCGGTTTAGGTGGTGGTGGTGCGGGTGGCACATCCTTAGTGGGCGGATCAAATGCAAATGGTACACCTGGTAAAGATGGTTTAGGTGGAGGTGGTGGTGGTGGTGCTTCAAGTAGTGATAGTAATGGTGCAGGTGGAGCAGGTGGTAATGGTGGTAAGGGTGTTGTTATATTATCAGTACCAACATCGTCAGTCGGAACTGTAATAACTACAGGTTCACCTACAATAACTACAAGCGGTAGTAATACAATTTACACGTTTAATAATAACGGTACAATACAATTTGGTATAGCACCAACACCTTCGGTAACTCCATCATTAACACCTACAGCAACACCATCTTTAACACCTTCGGTTACTGCGTCTATAACACCTACAGTTTCTATAACACCGACAAATAGCGTAACACCTTCAGTAACGCCATCAATTACAGCATCTGTAACTCCTTCAATTACACCTACAGTAAGCGTAACACCGTCAAGTAGCATTACACCATCAGTAACCCCATCATTAACTCCAACAAATAGCGTTACTCCTACAGTTACATCTTCAATTACACCTTCAGTAACACCTTCAGTAACACCTACCAATAGTATAACACCTACAAACAGTATAACCCCAACAGTTACATCATCAGTAACGCCGTCGGTAACCCCATCTATTTCTTCAACACCATCAGTGACACCAACAAATAGCGTTACTCCTTCAGTAACGCCATCGGTAACACCTACTAATAGTATTACACCCACAGTTAGCTCTTCTGTTTCACCTTCAGTAACACCAACCCAATCTTTAACACCAACTGCTAGTATTACACCAACCGTTACAGTTACAGTTACGCCTACCAACAGTATAACACCAACAGTAACATCTTCAATTACACCTTCTGTTACCCCTTCAGTCACACCTACAACATCAGTAACCCCAACAAACAGTGTAACACCTACAGTTACATCATCAGTAACGCCTACAAATAGCGTAACACCATCAATCACACCGTCAATTACACCTTCCATAACACCATCAATAACTGCTACTACAAGCGTTACCCCAACAGCAAGTATTACTGCTACAGTTACGCCTTCTATAACACCTACCAATAGTATTACACCTACAGTTACTTCTTCAATTACACCTTCCGTAACGCCTTCAATTACACCTACAAATTCAATAACACCTACGAATAGCGTTACACCGACAGTTACTTCTTCTATAACACCAACAAACAGTGTCACACCTACAGTAACATCTTCCATAACACCTTCCATTACACCAACATTAACCCCGACGTCATCTTTAACACCAACTAGTAGTATAACGCCATCAACTACTCCCTCATATTCACCTACAAATAGCGTTTCATCTTCAATTACACCATCAGTTACTCAGACACAAATAAATTCAGTATCCCCTACACCGTCATTAACACCCACCCCAACACCTTCAACATCTTACACCCATTCTATTGTAACAGATACAGGTATTTATCTTATAGATAACATTGGTGATACATTTGATTATACATACACACGTATACCTTCACCTTCACCGACACCTTCATTATCACCAACACCATCTATAACGCCTTCAATAACTTCAACGCCATCTATAACACCATCGTTAACGCCTACTAATTCTATAACACCTTCAATAACACCTACCAATTCAATTACACCAACAAATTCAGTAACCCCTTCGGTTACCCCAACAATAACGTCTACTGCATCAGTTACTCCTACCAACACCGCATCAGTAACACCAACAAATAGCATCACACCATCTGTAACACCATCTATAACCCCTTCTATAACACCAACCAATAGTGTTACCCCTTCAATAACATCATCAATAACACCTACAGTTACACCTTCAGAAAGCGTTACACCATCAGTTACATCGTCCATAACACCTACAATTACACCAACAAATACAGTAACACCATCTACAACACCATCAATAACTCCTTCTATAACACCAACCAATAGTGTTACCCCTTCAATAACATCATCAATAACACCTACAGTTACACCTACAGCGTCAGTAACTCCAACAAACACACCGACTTTGACACCATCTGAAAGTGTTACTCCATCAATAACCCCTTCTATAACACCTACAAATAGTGTTACTCCTTCAATTACATCATCAATAACCCCTACAGTTACACCTTCAGAGTCAGTAACTCCTTCTATTACACCAACAGTTACACCAACAAATAGTATAACACCTTCAGTTACATCTTCAATAACACCAACAGTTACACCTACTAATAGCGTAACATCATCAATTACACCTTCAATAACACCTACCAATTCAGTAACCCCTTCCACCACTCCTTCAGTAACACCATCTTTAACACCTACAGAGTCGGTAACCCCTACAGTTACATCTTCAGTAACACCTACCGTAACTCCAACAAATAGTATTACCCCTACCGCCAGTGTTACGCCAACAAATAGTATAACACCAACTACAACACCTTCAGCATCTCCAATATTAACACCATCGAGTACAACATCACCAACACCTACACCAACACCTTCAACTTCATATGTACATTCTATAGTAACAGATAATGGTATCTATCTTATAGATAATATAGGGGACACTTTTGATTATAGTTACACACGTATACCTTCACCATCCCCTACACCTTCATTGTCTCCTACACCTTCAGTTACCCCTTCAATAACATCAACACCTTCAATAACACCATCATTAACACCTACAAATAGCGTTACACCTTCAAATAGTATTACCCCAACAAATACAGTTACACCTTCCACCACACCTACAAATAGTATAACACCTACTAATAGCGTTACACCTACAAATAGTATAACTCCAACAATTACACCTACTAATAGCGTAACTCCGACCAATAGCGTTACACCTACTAACAGCGTAACATCAACAGTTACACCAACAAATAGTATAACACCTACCAATTCAATCACACCTACTAACAGCGTAACACCAACAGTTACACCAACAAATAGTATAACACCTACCAATTCAATCACACCTACTAACAGCGTAACACCTTCAGTTACACCAACAAATTCTACTTCATCAACCCCTTCTTTAACACCTTCTCAAACACCTACAAGATCAATAACCCCTACACCATCATTAACCCCTACAAATTCAATTACACCTACAAACTCAACTACACCTACTAATAGTACAACACCATCACTAACACCAACACCATCTTTAACACCAACAAATTCTACTTCATCAACCCCTTCTTTAACACCTTCTCAAACACCTACAAGATCAATAACTCCTACACCATCATTAACCCCTACAGCAACACCTACAAGAAGCGTTACTCCAACACCATCATCTATTTCAGCTCCGTCTTCTGTTTCATATCTAATAGTAGCAGGTGGTGGTAGTGGTGGTTCTTGGGAAGGATCAGGTGGTGGTGCAGGTGGTTTAGTTGTAGGTACAGCTAATGTCTCGGGAGGTAATACTTACACCATTACAGTAGGCGGTGGTGGAGCAACTACATCTTCATACAATACAGGTGCAGGTAATCAAGGCAACGATACGGTAGCTTTTAGTGTAAATGCGTATGGTGGTGGTTATGGTGGTGGTTATAACGGTGGTGGTAATCAAAGCCCAAATAGCGGTGGTAGTGGTGGTGGTGGTCAGTACAATGAAGGAGGTGGGGCATCAACTCAAACAAGCCCTTCTGGTGGTACTGGTTATGGTAATGCGGGTGGGGGTTCTTACGACGGAAGTGGTCAATATAATTCAGGTGGTGGTGGTGGTGCAGGGGCAGTTGGTTATGATGCTACAATTAGTGTTAACGGTAGCGGTGGTATTGGTTTAACTACAAGTTTAATTACAACCACACAAGCTTCTACTTACGGCGTCGGTGATGTTCAAAGCGGTTCAGTCTATTTTGCAGGCGGTGGTGGTTCCGGAGCTGGTCAAGGATTTAACAGTTCTACAACACCAGGAACTGGTGGTTACGGTGGTGGCGGTACTGGCGGTTCAAATAGTACTAACCCAACAGCCGGCTCTACAAATACAGGTGGTGGTGGCGGTGGTGGGTTGCAAGATTCAAACAATTCAAAGGGTCTAGGTTATGCTGGTGGTTCTGGTGTTGTAATAGTATCATACCCATCAACTTATAAAGCTGCTACAAGCACTACAGGCTCACCAGTTATAACAACTAACGGTAGCAATAGAGTTTACATATTTAAAAACTCAGGTTCAATAACCTTCTAACTTTTTTATGACTTATTTTAACCCTCAAAACATAAATATTAACAGATGTCTAACGTAAGAATTAATGCTCTAACTGCTACAGCAGTAACCCCTAACTATGATGATTATTTCGTTATAGACGGTAACACATACGGGACAAGAAACATATTAGCAACTACAGCCCTATCTTCTATTACTGGTTACGGGCCCATGACATTTAACGGTAATGTAACTGTCTATGCTAATATATCAGGTAATGAAATTTTTGATAGTGCAGGCAACTCAGTACAATGGAATGCAGCCTATACTTATGCTAACTCTACTAGTAGCCTTAATACTAGCGACTTTACAGCAATAGCTACTACAAGTGCAAATTGGAATCTAGCTTATAATGATGTTCAAGCTATTACACCTGTCAGTGGTAATTGGAATCAATCATATACATACTTTACTTGGTTAACAGCTAACTCAGGTAACAATACCGGTGGTACAGCATGGCAAGCAAATAGTGCTTTAGTGTTAGGTGATTTATCTAACATTGCATCTACATCAGCTAATTGGAATTTAGCTTACAGTGATGTACAAGCAATTACGCCTGTTAGCGGAAATTGGAACCAAGCATATACATACACCAATTCCAAGTCATCTTTAGAAGTCTTATCTGGTTCAAATGCGTATTTAAATACTTTAACAGCATCAAATGTTAACTTTTTAAACAATGTTTACTTTAATGATGTTAATGCGTATATATTAAGAGACAATAGTTTAGATCTTTTAATTCAAGGACCATATCAAATAAGTTTAAAACCAAACGGCATATATCAATGGACGTTTAGTAATGATGGTGGGTTAACTGCTCCGGATGGAATGGTTTTTGCAGGAAGCTCTAACGGTGTTCAGTTTGTTGACGGTTCATTACAAAAGACAGCTTACCCAGCTTCAACAATTGCTCCATTAACAAGCAATTGGAATCAGTCTTATACATACTTTACCTGGTTAACAGCTAACAGTGGTAACAATACGGGTGGAACTGCTTGGCAAGCAAACAGTGCGTTGGTATTGGGCGACTTAACTAATATTGCATCAACAAGTGCAAATTGGAATCTAGCTTATAATGACATACAAGCCATTACACCAGTGAGTGGTAATTGGAACCAAGCTTACACAACGTTTAACGCTAACAGCGCAAGTTATGCAACCACTACATACGTTGCCAGCAATTTCTTAGCACTAACTGGTGGTACTGTAAATGGTAATACAACATTTGCACAAAATGTTGTCATACAAGGTACGTTAAGTGCATTAAGTGCTTCGTATTTCCAAACATCAATATTCACTTCATCAAGCGCTTTAAGCGTAATTGATATCGGCGGTGGTCCAGCATTATATGTAAAAGAATTAGGTGCAGCGGGAGATGTTGCATCATTTTACGATTACTACGGTGAAGTTTTACATGTAGGTAATAGAGCTGGTTCTTTATATAATGGTTTAGTTGGTATTAATAACGGTGCACCAAATAAAGCTTTAACAGTTGTTGGTGATATATCTTCAACAGCTACATTATACGGATCTGCTTTAGAAATTGGTATATTAGCTCCAAATGCAATATTACCTAATTTGGTAGGTCAGTTTACTTCAAACGCTAATACTTATCAACAAGTTAATAACACTAATTTGTACCCAGGTAGTGCAGCATCATCTGACTTTGTTGCAACTGCCGATAATGGTACTGATACAACTAATTTCGTAGACTTAGGTATTAATAACAGTTTGTTTAGTGATCCAGCATTTACAGTTGCTCAAGCAGATGATGCTTACCTCTATAATAATGGTGGTAATTTTGCAATTGGTACTTCTTCAAACAATGCTATTAAGTTCTTTACAAACGGTACTTTAAGTAGCAATGTTGTGATGTATGTTGCTCCTGGTGGTAATGTTGGTATTGGTCAAGCAATTACAAACCCAGGCGCTACATTAACGGTAAGTGGAACATTATCAACTAACAACGTTATCAATGATGTAACCAGTACATCCACGCAATGGAAAGCTGGTTATACATTTGCTAATAGTTACAGCGGATATTTAATTGGCGATGAAACAAGTGTTGCTAACACGAGTGCTAATTGGAATCTTGCATATAGTGATATTCAAGCAATAACACCAGTTAGTGCTACTTGGAACACAGCTTATACATACACAATTAATAACAGTGCTCAATTAGCAACTATACAAGCTACTTCAGCTAATTGGAATTTAGCTTATAACGACGTTCAAGCCATTACACCTGTAAGTGGTAATTGGAACCAAGCATATACATATACAAACACAAACAGTGCATATGAATTAGGCGCTATTTCAAATGTAGTTGCAACTTCCGGTAATTGGAATCAAGCTTATACTTGGAGTAATAGCAATAGTGCTAACTTAACTACAAGCACATCTAACTACTTAGCTTTAAGTGGTGGTACGCTAACAGGCGCATTAACATCAAAGAGCTCAATTGGTAGTACATCTGGTTTCTATAATACAAGCGCTTTCGGTGGTCCATATTCAGATGGTATAGTAATGGACTACGTTACTGGCAATGGACGTATTAGTGTTGGTATAGCAGACAACTTAAGTTTCTATAACGGTGGTCCCGCCACAACAGCGTTAGTTACAGTATCATCTAATGGTAGTATGGGTGTTAATACAACACCTGCTAACGGCCAAACATTAACGGTTGGTGGCAGTGCTACATTCTTCGGTGGTGTATCAGCATCAGTGTTCTGGGTTAATGGGGCTCCTTTAAGCGCAGTTACTGGTGGTGGTAATAGTTCACAGTCTTTAATTGCAGGCTACTCAATAGTTTTTGGAAGATAATTAATAAATAATAACATGGCATACATTAACATAGCAGCACTTACTACTATAAACGGTTGTTTATCAGCAACTCCTAACATTTCATCCACAGGTACGATTGTTCTTAGTGCACCTCCTACCAATCACACTTATAAATTAAACACGTTAATGGCTGTCAATAAGACCACTAACCCAGCTACTATTACGGTGGTAATTAATAGAAGTTCTACAGCATTTACAACCCTTGCCTACCAAATTACCGTACCTATTAACGCGACGTTAATTCTTATTGGTAAAGATAACCCATTATATATGTATGATGTAACGTCAGATACTTTATCTGCTCAAGCAGGTGCAAACAACTCTATTGACATTATCGCATCGTACGAAGACCTATATTAATTTATGTTATATACAAGGGGGTCTTTCATCGGTAAACCGATTAATCCAGTACCTTCTGTTGCAGTAGGTGTTTGGAATAATAATGACGCTTTTGGTGGTATTTATAATAGCCAGTGGCCATTTTATCCATCTGTTACTCCTTCTTTAACACCATCTTTAACACCTTCCATAACACCATCAATTACACCATCATTATCTCCTACAGCTAGTGTTACACCCTCTGTAACTCCTACTCAATCAATTACCCCAACAAAATCAATTACACCAACAGTTTCTGTAACCCCTTCAATTTCAGTAACGCCGTCATTAACTCCAACAAATAGTGTCACTCCAACTTTAACCCCATCTCAATCAGTAACGCCGTCATTAACTCCAACAAATAGTGTCACTCCAACTTTAACCCCATCTCAATCAGTAACGCCGACGCCGACCATTACACCCACTCGTTCTTTAACTCCAACACCTTCAAGTAGTGGAGTTTTCAATGTTAGTTCAACATATTTAATAGTTGGTGGAGGGGGAGGAGGTGGTCGTGAAAGCTACGAAACAGGAGCGGGTGGTGGTGGTGGGGCAGGTGGTGTAATATCTGGAACCTCAACATTATCATTTGGTACAACATATACAATAACAGTTGGTCCAGGTGGCGTAGGGTATGATACAGCATCAGACCCTGCAGGTGGTAATGGTGGTGATGGTAGTAGTTCTTCTTTTAACGGAATGACAGCAGGTGGGGGGGGCGGTGGTGGTGGTTGTTATTACAACACATCCACTGTAGCATCAGGCAATAATGGATCTTCAAGTAACGGTTCAGGGGGTGGTGCCGGTAACCCTAATGGGTCTCCTGGTAGCGGTACCGGTACGGGTAATAATGGTGGTTCAAGTACAAATGCTAACGGTGGGGCGGGTGGCGGTGGAGGTGCAGGAGCTGCAGGTTCTAATGCTACAAACACTTATCACGGGCCTGGTGGTGCGGGGGGTATTGGTGTAAATAATTCTATTACTGGTACATCTACTTATTACGCTGGTGGTGGTGGTGGAGGAGCTGGTAATTATTTTTCTACTGATGAAAGTGCTGGGGGAGCTGGAGGGTCAGGTGGTGGTGGAAGAGGATCAGGTGCTGTAGGTGGTACAGGTGGTAATACAAACCCAGGGGTAAGCGGCTCTATTAATACTGGTGGTGGTGGTGGTGGGTGTGGTAACAATACTGGTAACTACCCAGGTGGTGGTAATAATGCTGCATCAACTACAGGGGGTTCTGGGGTAGTGATAGTATCTTTACCTTCTGTTTATGCAGGCACGACATTTACAGGTTCGCCTAATATTTTATTTAATGGTTCAAACGCTGTATATACGTTTACAGGTTCAGGAAGTATTACCCCCAATACTAATTCCGCATTTACAACCAATTATTCAGGCAACTTTAACGGTTCAAATCAATTTCTTACAATATCAAATAATAATATAGTTCCTACCGGTGATTTTACTTATGAACATTTTGTTTACCCAACTGCTAACGGTGGAGGTGGTAATACTTTTGTAATTGGAGCAAATGCTAGTGCATATGCAGCTGTAAGGTTGCAGATCACAGGAAATGCGCAAATAGGTGTTCTTATGTCTACAAGTGGCGGTGGTTGGGCTGTTTCCTCTAACTTTGGACCTACTTTAACGCAAAATGCCTGGAGTCATGTTGCATTAGTTAGATCAGGTGGTACAGTTACTTTATATGTCAATGGTACTGGTTATAGTGTAGGGTCGATTTCAGGATCTTATAATGGTGGTTCTAACTATTTAGGAGCATATTATTATAATGCAATACCTGGTTATGCTGGTTATTTTCAAGGATATATATCTAATGCAAGAATATGCAATTCTGCAGTTTACAGCGGATCATCATATACCGTACCCACATCTCATTTAACGCCTATATCAGGTACTAGTTTATTAACTTGTCAAAACTCTACATTTATAGATAATAGTGTTTATCATGCTTCTATTACCAATAATAATAGTGCTACAACCACTTCATCAACTGTCCCGTTTACCAGTTAGGTTATTACAAATTATTATATAGAGTATATATTTTTAAAGGCCCAGGTTCTATAACTTTCTAACATAGAATTACATTACTCTATTATTAAATAATACAAATGGCCGAAGATAAAGGAGTTAATCAAACAGGGTTCTTTAAGAACATCACCAATAAGCTTCCATATCAAGCTTTAGATCTTAACGCAGTTATAGGTCAATTAAACCCAAAATATGAGGTATTCCAAGATACCGGTTCTAGAAGAACAGAAGCTCTAGCTAGACAATCCATATTTTACGATAACGATTATAACAACACACCTTCTGGCCAGATTGCTAAAGGTGGTATATACAATGATTTAGTATATGCTAACATTCAAGTAGATAAAGGTCCAAGAATTCTAGATTATAGAATTATGGCTGCCTTTGCTGAAGTCAGTGATTGCTTAGATGAAATATGCGATGAATGTATTAATAAAAATGAACACGGTGATATTGCTAAACTTTATTTCCGTAATATTGAGTTAGAAGAAGTAGACAAGCATAAGCTTGATAATGAATTTAAAAAGTATATTCAAAACTTTGAACTAGAAAAGAAAGGTTGGGAATACTTTAGACAGCTTTTAATTGAAGGTGAAATTTACTTTGAACATATTATACATAAGTCTTACCCGGAAGAAGGTATCTTAGGTGCAGTTCAATTACCAACTGAGTTAATTGACCCTATCTTTGATAACATTCAGAACATGATTATCAAAGGTTACATTTTACGTAAACCTATATTTGATCCAAACAAACCAAACAAGATTGAACGCTATGAGTTCATTCCAATGGATAAGAATCAGATAACATATATTAATTCAGGTATATGGAACCAAGATAAGACTTTCAGATTACCGTTCATTGAGAATGCAAGAAGAGCATATAGACAATTATCATTAATTGAAGATTCAATTGTTATATACCGTTTAGTAAGAGCTCCGGAGCGTTTAATATTCAATGTTGATGTTGGTAATATGTCACCTCCAAAAGCTGAAGCTTACTTACGTAAGTTAATTCAAGAGTATTGGAGTAAGAAAACATTTGACGTTAATCAACAAGCTAACCCAGTGCAGAAATTTAATCCACAATCAATGTTGGATAGTTTCTGGTTTGCTAAGAGACAAGGTTCAGAAGGAACTACAGTATCTCAATTAGAGGGTGGTGCTAATTTAGGTGAGTTGACTGACTTAATGTACTTTGTAAACAAGTTATACAAAGCATTAAAGGTACCAA